TCCTACTAAAGAAGACATCAAACCTGCGGACCCCGTCAGCGAGAACATGGCGGTGCTTGTAGGTAAGCCCATCAAGGCTTTTATCTATCAAGACCACGACGCCCATATCGCCACCCACCAAGCGTTTTTACAAGACCCACAGATAGCAGCGTTTATAGGCCAAAGCCCCGCTGCACAACAGGTAGTAGCCGCGCTTCAAGCCCATATAGCGGAACACATCGCGTTTAGCTATAGGCAGCAGGTAGAAGCAAAACTGGGTGCGCAGTTGCCGCCGCCTGACGAAGAGATGCCAGAAGATATTGAGAAGCTTCTGTCTCAGTCGATGGCAAAAGCAGGGGTACAGCTTGCACAGCAGAAACAGCAACAGGCAGCTCAGCAAGCCGCGCAGCAACAGACACAAGACCCAGTTGTCCAGATGCAGCAGCAAGAGCTGCAGCTTAAAGCGGCTGAGCAACAGCGGAAAGCTCAGAAAGACCAAGCGGACGCAGCGCTCGACGCCGCTAAGCTACGTCTGGATAAAGAAAAGGCAGATAACACGGCGGCTATTGAGGCTGCGCGCATAGCCGCTCAAACAGAGCAGGCACAGGCTAAAAATGATCTGGATGAGGCTAAAGCGATACTGGACTTAGCTAAATCTCAGCAAACACAACAGCGAGGCCCACAAGGTGGCTAAAAAGACCCTAGAAGCAGCACAGGCGCTACGCCTGCACAAGGCCAAGAAAGGTACCAGCATCGGTAATGGCGAGATAAAGCTAGCTTCGATGAACAAACATCAAAAAAGAAACTATAAACCCTACAGGGGGCAAGGTAGATAATGGCAAAAACCGTCTTTGACGTGCTAAACGAGAAATTAACAGAGTATAAAAGCTCTAGCGAAGAGTTCTTACATTCAGGTGGGGCAAATGACTACGCTGGGTATAAGGAAGTGTGTGGCGTTATTCGAGGTCTTGACGTTGCACTGAGAGAAATAAATGACCTTTCGCGTAACTATATGGAAGATGAAGATGACTGAAACCATAACAGTTAGTGGGGTTGGCGCTGCCGCCGAAGTAAGCCCTGCGATGACTGCGTTAGAAGTAAAAAGGAAGCAAAAGATAGCCGATGAGATTAAGGCCCAAGAGGAGTTAGAAGCCTCTATTCCGAAACCGGTGGGGTACAGGGTGCTTATTGCCCTTCCTAACGTGGAGGAAACTTACGGGGATAGCGGTCTTGTTAAGGCTAGTTCTACAGTCAGAGAGGAGTACATCCTATCTACTGTGGGTGTTGTGTTGGATATGGGTGCAGAAGCCTATAGCGATAAAGAGCGTTTTCCTACTGGGCCTTGGTGCAAAGTAGGGGATTACGTAATGTTTCGTGCCAACACTGGCACGCGATTTAAAGTCGGTAAGCAAGAGTACCGTTTAATGAACGACGACTCGATTGAGGCTGTCGTTGACGATCCGCGAGCTGTCTCGCGTGCATAAGGAGCTAGACCATGCCTAGACAACAAGTAGAGTTTGAGTTTCCAGACCCCGATAAGGAAGAAGCAGCAGCCGCAGAAGTAGAAGTGGACGTTGTTGAAGAAGAGGCCCCCTTAGAAGTAGAAGGTGCGGTCGGTCGGGAAGACATGAAAAAGCCCTCTAAAGATGGGGGTACCATCAAAGCTGGTGATGTAGAAATCGAGGTGGAGGACGATACACCTCCTGAAGATAGAGGCCGTAAGCCGTCTGAACCCCCCAAAGAAGTAACCGACGATGAGTTAGAGAACTACTCTGAGAAGGTTAAAAGTAGAATTAAACACTTTAGCAAGGGCTACCACGACGAGCGTAGGGCTAAAGAAGCTGCCCTTCGTGAGCGAGAAGCTTTGGAGCAATACGCAAGGCAGCTCGTTGAGGAGAACCAGAAACTAAAGGGTTCGGTAGATCAGAGCCACAACTCGCTTATTCAGTCCGCCAAAAAGCAAGTAGAAGGCGAGCTTTCTATGGCTAAGGCTCAATATAAGCAGGCATACGACTCTGGCGACCCAGAGGCTATATTGGAAGCCCAAACTGCGCTGAACACGGCGCAAATACGCATGGAGCGGGTTAACGGGCTGAAACCGAGGGTTGCAGGGGGTAGGGAAACTTCTTTACAATCAACAACTAATACTGTAGAACGTACAGAAACGAATACCAGACCGCAAGAAGTACAGCGGGATGAAAAAGCTGAAGCATGGCGTGACGACAACCCATGGTTCGGTTCTGATGATGAAATGACAGCTTTTGCGTTAGGGCTGCATACCAAACTAACGAAAGACGGGGTTGACCCGCGATCAGACGAATACTACGAGAAAATTAACTCTCGTATGCGACAAGTATTCCCCGATCAGTTTGATGATGGGATAGAGGACGAACCAGAAGTACAGGCCAAGCCTAAATCTAGCAACGTGGTTGCACCCGCTACGCGGAGCACATCGCCTAAGAAAATTAGGCTCACGCAGTCACAGATTGCTATTGCGAAAAAACTTGGAGTACCACTGGAAACCTACGCCAAACAGGCTGCTGAATTAATGAGGAAACAATAATGGCTCAAAATAGGCTAGATAGAGAACTCGAAGCTCGGGCTAAAACAACCCGTAAAAAGGCTTGGACGCGACCCGAAACCCTACCTGAAGTAGACGTAGGTGCTGGATGGGTGCCACGCTGGGTTCGTATTAGTACGCTAGGCGTTTCTGATGCCACTAATATTTCCTCTAAGATACGAGAAGGTTGGGAACCTGTACGTGCTGAAGATCACCCTGAAGTATTCTCCGACGCTGTAGCTGACGCGCGGTTTAAGGATAATGTCATTGTCGGTGGTTTGATGCTGTGTAAGGCCCCAGTAGAACTTGTCCAAGAGCGCAATGAGTATTATAAGCAAGTGACTGATTCTCAAATGCAATCTGTGGACAATAACCTGATGCGCGAGAATGATCCTCGTATGCCCCTATTTCATGATAGGAAGACGAAGGTTACTTTCGGCTCTGGAAACTAAATTTTAGGAGCTATTACAATGGCTACATCTTCAACCCCTTACGGGCTTAAGCCTGTAAAACGTGCTGACGGTACGCCCTATGCTGGCGCTACTACTCAGTACCTGATCGACCCTGCGGGTGAAGCGACTAACCTGTTCTATGGCCAAGTCGTTATCATCGGTGCGGACGGTTACATTGCTCTTGCTACTGGCACAGGTGCTGACCTGACCTCTAATTCTATTAGTGGTACCAGTGGTGTGGGCGCAATCGGCGTTTTCGTCGGCTGTGAATATGTCAATGCCCAAGGCCAGACTATCTTCGCTCAGTATTACCCCAGCGGTACTGCTAACGGCGGTCCTATCAAGGCCTACGTTGTTGACGACCCCAACGTGCTGTTCCAATGCCAAGCTGACGCTGCTATGGACCAGTCTGATATTGGTGCGAACGTGTATTTCACTACCGCTCAAACCACATCTACTGGGGACACAGCTACCGGTAACTCAACTTCTGCTGTAGTAGGTGCTACTCAAACTGCGGCAGCGGCCTTCCGTGTTGTAGCGGCGGTATCTGATTTGACCGAGTCAAACCCGGATATTCTGGTTAAGTTTAACCCCGGCGCACATCAGATGACTAACAACGTCGGTATATAAGGAGTATTGACTAATGGCTATTTCAAGAGCGCAACTCCTTAAGGAGCTATTGCCGGGCCTAAACGCCCTTTTTGGCCTCGAATACCAGAAGTATGGTGATGAGGCTGCTGAAATCTTCGAAACCGAGTCTTCTGACCGTTCTTTCGAGGAAGAAACCAAGTTGTCAGGCTTTGGCGCTGCACCTGTTAAGGATGAAGGTTCTGCCGTCGGCTACGACAACGCCCAAGAAGCGTGGACTGCTCGATACACCCACGAAACAATCGCGATGGGCTTTTCGCTGACTGAAGAAGCAATCGAAGATAACCTCTACGATTCTCTGTCTTCTCGTTATACGAAGGCTCTGGCCCGTGCAATGGCGTACACTAAGCAAGTTAAGGGTGCTGCTATCCTTAACACTGCGTTTACTGGCAGTGGTAACCCCACCTACGGTGACGGCAAAGTGCTGTGTGCGACTGACCACCCGCTTGTTTCTGGTGGTACCAACTCAAACCGTCCTACTACCGGTGCTGATCTGAACGAGACTTCTCTGGAAGCTGCTGTAATTCAGATTGCTGGTTGGACTGATGAGCGCGGTCTGCTTA